ATGAAAATTCGAAAATACCTCCCGATCTGCATTGCGCTGGTTCTCACTGGATGCAAAGTTGAACTCACCACGATTGTTAATATGGACGATGTCCTATCCAGAGAACATAAGGAAGTCACCGCCGATCTTAATTTTGAGGTGGCAGCATGCAATGATTATGAAGACTCGCGGAAAGAGTCACAAAGCCTGACGCAGGTTAAAGAACAGATCCCCGGCATATTTGACGGGGCCAAATATGTCGAGTGCTACAATAAAAAATTAAATTCCTACGCACATTTTCGCGTCCCGGTTGATGTAGGGGCTATTTATGAAAATATGGTACTGGCTAACCCAAATGCGGATATTTTCGTGACTTCGAAAATAGATGATGGGAATATCGCTGTGTTGGCTCTTTCCGATAAAGTGAGAGCAAAATTAGATAAGGCAAAGAAATCTGCAGCGACAGATTTTGATTTTGATATAAGCGTAACAATTATTCATCCTAGCAAACCAATTAAATTTGTCACACAGGGTATTTTTGTTACTAATAGCCGTGAAGTGAAAACACCAATTGATTCAGGCTCTCTGGATTGGAATACTCCTACAGATATGACGTTTACGTTATCTGATGTTGGAAGGGCGTCACTTTTCAAAAACGGGGTGCATGAAATATTGATGACAGAAGCGCGAGCAATAGATCGTATTAAATTGAAGTAATAAGTTAGCTGTTAGCCAAACATGTCGACCTGTTTGGCTAACTTTAAACTGATACTTTAATCCAGTCCTTTCCGCGATCATCGTGGTATCGGTCCGTTTGCCTTTGCGATTTGTGCCCCAGCAATTCTTTAGTATCAATACCCTGATCGCGGTAGAGTCGTTCTGCTAGTGATCTTTGTTCATGAAATGTGGCTGGAGTGCCGTCGCCCCAGTCAAGTGCAGCCTGGTCGCGCGCCTTGCTAAAATTCATCGTTAGCGTGTTAGCCTTCACCTGTGCCCCGCGTTCCGCTTGCGAAGTTGCGCGAAAAAAATGCACGAGGTAAGGGCTGACGGCATAATCACGGCAGCGGGCGACAACTTCGCGCAAACTCCAATTGATTGCATTACAACGGAGCGCCAGTGGGATTGCGACCTTACTCCCTGTTTTTTCCTGCACTACATGCAGATGGTCATCCCAAATATCAGTAAATTTCATTCTTGATATATCGCCTAATCGCTGACCTGTCACGACAGCAAGTAGCATGGCGTTGCCGAGGTATTTGTGAGTGGCGTCGGCAATATCAAAAATCTTCTGCCATTCTTCCAGGTTCAGGCGTTGCCGGGTAATTCTGCGCCGAGGCTGTTTAGTTGCCAGTGCAGGGTTGTGCCCTGGCGGAACCTCGCCAGCGTGTTGAGCCTCTTTGAAAACGTCAATGAGCACAGAGCGGATAACCTGCGCCATTCTGGGCTGGCCCGCAGAAAGATATTGGTCCAGAATCTGCGCTATGTCCCGAACCGTGACATCTGTTATTAACCTCATGCCAGCGGCCTCACGTAATAGATTCACCGGCTTAAGTTTTTGTTTGTGCGTATTGACCTTAATATCATCGATCTTTAAACGCTCGTCTTGTATTTTCCAGTATCGGTCCAGCCAGGTGTTAACAGTAATAGCGCCGCCTTTGCTGGTGGAAATGAGGTCTGTAATCGCCTGGACTTGCCTGGCGTGCTGTTCAGCGATCCGCCTGTTCGCCTCAATTGCGATTTCCGTAGCGACCGTTTCATCAGTGCCGAGTGCATGAAATTTGCCGGTAATCGGGTGCTTGTATCGCCAATAAATTTTTTTAGATTTCCGGCTATACAGAGGGTACAGGTTAGGGATTTTTACGTTGTTTTTACGTGGTCTGGCAGCCATCGTTTAAAATCCTCTGTAACATTATCGGGTCTGATTTTCTAATCACTGGCTGGGCTATGCTGCCAGTAATTTCGGCATCCTCCCTAACTCTCCAATATTTCCCCTCTTTTCTGGCTGGTGGATTAAACATGCTTTGCTTTGCGTACCGGCGCAACGTGTCCAGGCTTGGGGGATTGCTCCGGTACTTGTCTGCACGCCATTCCTCAAGAGTTAACATTTGGATCATGGTTTTTTGCTCCAGACCGCCCACGAACGGGCGGGACGTTATTATTGCTGATACTGTTTTAACAGAGCTTCTACGCTCCCCACGATACTGCTAACCAGTTCATCGCGATCCCGCGCCAGTGTGTCGCGCTCTCGCTCCAGTCGTTTGCAGCGTTCTACCAGAGCTACGGCAGTTACAGGTAATAAATTAATATCAGTCACGCTGCCGTGCATTATTACAGCCAGGCGATTGAGCATGAGCCGATCCTCGCTTTCTGTTTCCAGAATTACCATTCACTATTCCTCGTTTAAATTAACGCTCTATAAACCGCCCGTTTAATACTCCAATTGTCCAGACAAATCGAATAAACGGAATTCCGAGCGGTTTTATTTTCTCGTAATGTTTAGCTAATATTGGGCGGCTAACGTCATCAAATTTGGGTTTTGGTTCCCGCCTGACTGCCGCTTTTAATTCCTCGTTACATTGACGCGCTACAGCTCGTAACGCGTTTTCCTGATCCTGAGTCATTAGTCATTACACGGATAGTAATAATAGTCAGGGTCGCAATCGATGCATATTTTAGACTGACCGTAATAAAGCGCAAAAACCATTTTTTTTCAGCGCGATTTAATTAAATTGGTACTTACAATGTGCTGAACATGTCTTTCGTCAATTTTGGCGCTATAAACTTCATACACCTGGTGACCATCAATTGTTTCACCCTCCAGAGCGCGCATGCTGATATTGTTATCGAGGCGATATTGACTGCGCAGGCCGTGAATTCGTGATTCAGGATCTGGCGATTTATCAAAATATAAGCTTTTATAGTCATGGCTTAACATTGAATATTCGCTGTCAATCAGTCGTATGTCTGGGCGTTCCCAGCCATTCTCTGCCGCCTGTTCTACGTTAGCATCAATAAAGGCGTCTAAAAATTCGCTTAATTTAATAACCGGTGGTAACAGCGATTCGTCCATGACTTCTTTAAGCATTTTCTCGGCCTTGACTATCATTGAATCAGCAACACCGCTTCCGGCGAACGTTTCGCGCAGGCGTTGTGTGATCATGTCGTTGTATCGCCCCAGGTCGATGACATTTTCCATATTGCCTGGCAGGGCTGCGCGGAACGCCTCTTTAGTGGATTTTGAAAAATCACTGTAATTAGAGAAAACATCATTAACGATACCGTTAACGCACGATTCGATTTTGGAGTCGATGATTTGCAGCATTTTTGGGCTAGTTGAAAACGCAGCAATACGCCCCGCTAATACCTCGCCAATACTCTGACGTGCTAAAATATTAATATCGGCATCATTCAGTTGGTTTTTATTTTGTTCGTCCATTTAAATTGCTCCTGATTAAATTTAGGTTGCAGAAATCCCCGCCAACGAGTGGCGTAATAATTCGCAGTGTTGCTGATTACTGAATTTGTGGTTTGCCGCGCTCGTTTAAAAACACATCAACGATGCAGTTAGATACCCGTTTTTGTTCAAACGGGCGGAGTAAATACAGATTGCCGCCGGTATTTGCTGACGCGCGCCAGGTCATGCCGTTGTGGCGTAACAGTGTGCCAGGTGCAACGGTGCTGCTGTGCTCCTGTTTTGTGCCGTAGTTACCAATCATAAGACCCCCAAAAATTTTTGCCCTTAAGCCGGGCCGCTGAACGTTTTCCCGTCGCACCGGTGTGCTTCGATGTATACAGTGTCAGTTATTGACTGACTTGTGTCAATCGCGGGCTTACATATTTTTGCTGGCATTCCTGCTGGTGGAGCATAAGCGCATAAAATCTAAACGTTTTTACGCCATTATTTTTTTGCTGGAGGGGCTTTTTAGGTGTGCTGAGATTATTTGTCGCGACGTTTAATAGACGTCTGATACTGCTGCTCGAGCTGGTGGAGTGCTGCTATAGCCTCAGAATAGGGGAGCTGACGGAACGCGCGGAGTAACCGGATCTCATCGTCAGTGAGAGTGGTTAGATCTGGTGATTCTGTGCCGTAATCCAGCCAGGCTGGGGAGACGATGAGGTATTCCGCCAGGGCGGACAATTTATCACTTCGCGGACGCGCGGTGCCGAGGGTGTACCGCCGCGCCATCTCATACGTAACAGAACAGACGGCGCTTAACTCTTTAACGGTTACGCGCCTTTTCTGCATTTCGGCAGTGAGCCGTTCAGCGAACGCGGCATATTTAGCGGGCATAAATTGTTATTTCTGGCGGGTCACTGGATCAACATTGTTAGCGTAATAATCGCGTAATGCCTCCAGCCTCATTTGAAACGCTGCGAGCATGTTGCGCTGCTCGATCGGGGGTAATGCTCTGTATACGTCAACGAGCGCCCGTTCATCCTCGCTGAGAGCGCCCGCAGTTTTCTCGTCTTTCCCCGTGAGTAGCCAGTCCAGAGAAACATTGGCGGCGGCTGCGATTTTGGCGGCAGCCGCCTTACTGATAGTGCCTCGTTTGTGCCAGCCGTAAACCGACGACCGACTAACGTCGGCAATCCTGCCCATGTCGGCATCATTCCAGTGATTGCGCGTCGCTATCTCGTAAAGCCGCGCAGATAGCGGGGTGTCGTACGTTGTTTTTTTCATACGGGCAATTATACGGCTTTACCTGATAGAAACAATTTATATTCCTGTTGACACGCTGTAAGGTTGTAGCTGACAATGTCAGTCATGGATTTACAAGGGGAACGATCATGACGGGTTTAGATAGAGCTATAAAAATTATCGGCAACCAGTGCCGCCTGGCTCTGGCGCTAAACGTGAGCGCCATGTCGGTAAACGACTGGGTGCATAAATACAAGGGCCGCGTTCCATCAGGGCGGGTCCAGGGAATTTTCCAAATTACCGGCGTTACTCCGCACGAGCTGCGCCCGGATTTGTACCCGAATCCAACGGACGGCCTGACCAGCTCGGCAGAGGCAGCACCGGTACGTCAGGGGGTGAGTGAGCAGGTGGGCGAATCAGTGCGCGAGTGTGCCGAGGCTCATTGCGCAGTGCTCACAAACGCGCCACCCGAGATTCAGGAGCGCGAGGCCCTCCAGGCAATAGCAGCGCTGGTCCCGTTTGTGCCTGGTCACCGGGTGTTAATCCTGCCGCGTGAGCAATAAGCGGAGTATCGCATGAGCGTGAAATTATCCGCGTGGGTTTGGGACGGTTGCGCGGCGGCGGGCATCAAAGGCAACAAGCTGCTGATCATGCTGCGCCTGGCTGATTACGCGAGCGACGAGGGGATCGCCTATCCGAGCGTGGCAACGATTGCACGGCAACTGGGAGCGGGCCGCAGCACCGTGATCGGGTTAATCAATGAACTGGTGCGCGACGGCTGGCTAACAAAACGAGAGCGCCGTCAGGGTCAACGCAGCACCAGTAATCTCTATACGCTGAATGTTTCGCGGTTGCGCAGAGCCGCCGCCGAGGCATACGCCGGGGGTCCAGATTCTGGACGTCCAGAAACTGAACCGCCAGAAACTGAACGTCCAGAAAACCCCAAAAAACCCGGTTCTGAGGGTCCAGAATCTGGACACGATCCGTCAGTAAATTCAAAACAAGATCCGTCAGTAGAAAAACCTATTAGTCCGGACGCTACGCAACCGGACGCCGAACGGGGTGATGCAGATGAACTTTTAAACGGTCACCCGGAGGCTGTGATTTTCAGTGCGAAAAAGCGCCAGTGGGGGAGCCGTGAGGACCTGACCTGTGCGGAATGGATTTGGGGGAAAGTCGTGAGGCTGTACGAGCGGGCCGCTGAGTCAGACGGCGAGGTTGTACGACCGAGGGAGCCGAACTGGGCGGCCTGGGCAAACGAGGTGCGGCTGATGTGCAACCAAGACGGCAGGACGCATCGCCAGATCTGCGAGTTGTTCGAACGGGCAAACCGCGATCCGTTCTGGTGCAAAAACATTCTGTCACCGGGAAAGCTCCGCGAAAAATGGGATGACCTGTCGCTAAAACTCGCCGCGTACAGCGTGCCGCGCGAGGACCAGAATTTTAGAGCGAGCTACGACGACGTGGATTACAGCAAAGTGCCTGACGGGTTCAGGGTGTAGCACGCCAATCAATTGATTCAAATATATAAACGAGGTGAATTTATGGAAACTGTACTTGATGCGCTATCAGCGATGGGCAAGGCGAGCTATCGCGAAATCGCAGCCCGCCTGGTGATTGAACCGGTAGAAGCGTTAAACATGCTGCGCGACCAACGGGAACAGGGCAAATGCGATTTTGAGGACGGCGGCTGGTTTGTCTGCGGCGGAGCTAAATCAGTGCCACGGCCCCGCACTAAAAACCCCCGCGGCGAGGATTTGCCGCCAGTCGATCCAGTGGCGGTGGCGGCGCTGTTGCGCAGCAAGGGGCCGATGACCGCAACTGAACTGGCTGTTGCGTTCGACCGTGATCCACGCGGAATGCCTGGTTGTTTGCAGGGGCTGGCGCTGCGGGGTGTGGTCGAAAAGCTCGGGCAGGGCCGCCGCGTTACCTGGTCTGTGCCGGGTTACGTACCCGCGGAACCGCAAACAGAGCCGCAGGAAACAGCACCAGCAGTGCCAGCAACAACAGAAACCGCAGTACCGGAGGTCGCGCAGGCAGAAGCCACCCCGGCACCAGAAAAAACGGTAGCGGAGCTGGTGGACACTATCCCGACGTTCGTCGGTCGCCCGGATGACCTGCTGATCCCCACTGTGCGTAGTATCTCTAACGAAATACGACGAACTAAATCAAAACTCGCTGCGCTCGAAAATCTGCGCGATTCAGTGCGCACAATTCGACGCTATCAGCATATTGCCCGGGAGATTTCACAATGAGCGCCGCGAATTTACCCGCCTGCCCGGAGTGCGGAAACAGACCTGAATACGCATTCAAAATTGACTACCAGGGCTGGCACCGTGGCGGGCTGAAATGCCCCTACGACCACCACCGCGTATCACTCGACAGCCCGGCGGGTACGCGCAAAAACGCAGAGGAAAGGCTGGCCCCACAGTGGTGTGAGCTGGTCGCAAAAATACAGGGAGAGACAGAATGAGCGACGCAGCGATGATCATTGCGCCAACAGATATTCGCGAGATGGTGCGTGAGGTAGAGACGGCTTATTACCGGTATCTCGAAGAATTCCGCATCCCGGACGATCACAAAATCGTTGTGAATTTCTCCGCAGGAAAAGACAGCACTACAACAGCGACCATTGCGCATCACCTGTTCGGCGACCGTGTTAAAAATGTTATGGCGGATACTGATAACGAGCATGAATTAACTGTCGATTTTGCTCGTAATGTCCATCATCAAATCGGTTGTAAACCTGTTCAAATTGTTAAGCGCATTTACACCGAGGCGGAGTTTGAGCGCCGTCGCCAGTCTCTCAAAGACCGCTGGCCTAAACGCCAGGCAATTAGAATGGGGGCATATCGAGGTGTAATCATGCCATCGTTGGCGCGGGCAGATACCAAATTTGGTCAGGCATGGTTACGCACCGCTGAGCGCTGGGGGATTGAGTTTGAGACACCTCTGGAGGCCGCTATTTCAGTGATGCATCCGAGCGGAAACAGCTTCCTGGATGCTGCGTTATTGCATGGCAAATTTCCAATGCTGAGAGACCGTTTTTGTACTGACGAACTGAAAATTCAGATCGCTTTTGACGCTGCGATAAAACCACTTTTGGATGATGGAGAGGTCGTCGTTCAGTGGTCTGGCGTTCGCGCAGATGAGTCTGACAAGCGCGCCGGTTATTCGAGATTTGCGCGTGACGAGCGTGATCCAGATTTCCTCTATAACTTCCTGCCTATTCATAAATGGACAGCGGCAGATGTTTTTGCGTTGCATAAATATTTCGGTATTAAACCAAATCCTCTGTACGTGCAGGGTGCGTCCCGTGTCGGTTGCATGAACTGCGTGTTGAGCACCAAAGAGGAAATTTCTGAGACGGCTGCACGCTGGCCTGAGCATATCGAAAAACACCATGCATGGGAGAAGAAAGTACGCCTGGCATCACGCTGGGTGCATTGGATGAGTGTCGGAACGGAAAGTCAGGCATGGATGCGGTCACAGTTGGGATTTCGCATCGAAGCCTGGATGGGAGAGGATGAATTTACCGGAGAGGAAATTATGCGGAGCAGGAAATATCCAATAAACCTCGGTACGGATATCAAACTATACGGCTTAGAGCCAGACATTCAGCGCATTGAGTGGTCAGGATTCTACGGGCCGCGCGGGAATATGGGTGCGCCGTCAGCGATTGATGTTGTTGAGTGGGCGAAAACCGGGCGCGGCGGAAAGGTTTATGATCTGGTGAAGGCCAGCATGAACACTGCCGTGTGCTCTTCACGTTACGGATTATGCGAATAGGAACATATTCAGGAAGTGGAATAATGAGTAAATATACGTATTTAAAAGATTTAAGCCAGGCATATAAAAACGAAAATCAGGCAAAGAAGGACCGCTGCCGCAGCAATTATAAAAACATGCCAGAGCAACGCTGGCAGGAGGTGAGGGCTGCGCATAACCGCCGCGTACAGCGTCAGCGCCGACGCTCGGTTGGCAAATCAAATAAATTCGGGGTGCGCCGTCTTGTTTTTGGCCTGGTTTGCTATCTGATGGAATTTGAACGGATGCCAAGTTTTATTCGCTCAAATAAAAACCCGGAGCCAATTAAAATCACATATCAAATTGATGATATTAAATCCGAAACAGCATTAAATAACAGGGAATGTATATTATGAATAAATATCAAAAATTACGCTCGGCGGCAGAAGAGGAAATTATGTGCCGCCAGGCCAGCGACACGTCAGACAACTGGCAGGATTTAGCAACGCCAGAAGCGGTGATTGCGCTGGTGGATGATCTGGCAGCAACGAAACGCCGCGTAACAGTCCTGGCGGGCATGAACTCCGCATCAGTTAGATACGGCATAAAAGTGGCTAATTCTCGCGATAAATTGCGCAACCGGATATCAGAACTTGAGGCGAGCCATAGAAAGCTTCGCGACGTGCTGGCGACCATTCACAATACAATCCGAATGGATGGCGGCTATACCCCACTGGCAGCAATTCTCAATGCCGCTAAACGCGCACATGAAGAGTCAGCCATCGCCGCTGGCGTAGCTGTGGAGGGTGAGTAATACATGGGGTTACTGGATTATTATTTATTCATAACAAATAAAATCGGCTCGTGTCCTAACTGTGGGAGTTCAATATTACTCGTTGAGGAAATATATAGTCATTCAAACAATCCGCGCCGTGGTTCTCCAGTTTATTGTCCTGAGTGTGATATGTCCGGCAAAATTGGCAAGGATCTCGATTTAAATAACGCGCCATATTCATATGTGAAATGGTATGGTGCTTAAAGGTGGCATATGAATATTTTAAATAAAGAGTGGTTGCAAACCACAATTGCGGGCATTGAGGCGTTACGCGATGAAATGCCGTTCGGCCTCAATGAAGATGAAAGTAATACGCTAATTGCGTTAAAAATGGCACTCGCCTCGCTGGAAGCAAAACCAATAGGCGCTTTCCACATTACAGAGCAGCAAGTTGACGGCACAAGTGACTACGTCAAGGATGGGGAATGGCCTATTTATAATGGGGTTATTGAAGTCTACGCCGCCCCGCCAGCGCCGGTAGTGCCAGTTATCACGTTTGAACAGGCGATATTGGAATCCAGGCGGCTAACCCCTGCTGAAGCGTATGAGAAGGCGTGGAACGCCTGCCGCGCAGCCACGCTTCAGGGTAAATCCGAACAACCACAAAACGCACAACAAAATATTCCAGAAAATATTCCTGGTGGCAACTCTCCGGTAACTCCGGACGATTGGATCACCGCTGTAAATAGACTATTAGATAGTGACGGCAGTCGCGGCTGCTATCACGCCATTGAGCTGGCAGAGGCCCGCGCTGAACTGGAGCGCCTGATTGCAGAGACAGCGCCACATCAGGACAATTGACAATAATCACCCACCGGGGCTATATTCACCGAACGCCAGCAAAATCTGGCGTCGGGATTGGTCTCCCGGATATCTACTCAACGCATACCGCGTTAAGCGGTTTTTTATGCGTAAAGCACGGCTACACCCGCGAGTTATGGTGGGCTGTGTGAGGGCTTCTTAGGAAGCGCCGGGTTTGAGTAGCCGGTAAGACCAACCTTGCACAGTTCACCACCAGTCGATTGGTCTCGACGGTGGTGATGGTTAACCCACCGAGGTGACGCTATGACTACTCAAATCACTATTTCTGATATCGCCATTCATCAGGATAACGACGGACGTTATTCTATTAATGACCTGCACAAAGCATCCGGCGCTGAACATCGCCACCTGCCTAACTACTGGCTGGAATTGCAGCAAACCAAAGAGTTAATCGAAGAGATCTTAAATACCGGAATTCCGGTAATTACTCCACCAGTGGTAAGCAGAAAGGGCCGTAACGGCGGCACCTACGTCTGCAAAGAACTGGTTTACGCCTACGCAATGTGGATCAGCGCTGCGTTCTCTCTCCGTGTAATCCGTGCCTACGATGCGCTGGTGGCGGAAAACAGCCAAAATAACGCAATTACCGCCATCCCCACCAGCCCACACAGCTACTCGATCGTTACCTCATTTTGCGACGGCGAGCCGATTTACAGTCGTGTTATTCAACCTGGCGAAATTTTGATTCATCGCGATGACCATATCGAACTGATGGCCCGCGCAGGCTACATGACGATCCACTGCAATGAGCTGGAAAAAATGGGCGCACCTGAGCTGGCGCGCCGCATCGAGGCAACGCGCAGAATGATGGATATCTGGGCGTAATACCGCCCGGATAGTGTTTCAAAGTTATAACAAACCTCGAATAATTATTAATGCAAATATATTTTGCGTTAACTATTCGAGGTAGCTATGAAAGACTTATACAATGATGAGTGGTCCGCCGGGTTTATCGCCCGGGTTGACCTGCTGCGCGAGCTGGACAATCAGTCAATCACACAGCCTCTCTACAGAGAGCGCGCCGACATGATTTTTACTGAAATGACGGCGCGATTCACTGCACGACTGCGGGAAACGTTGGGTGATATTGATGATCCGGGCGTCACCCTGGACGACGCAATCCGCTATTACGTGAACGGCGAACGCGGCGACCCGCTGTTAGATTACCTGTCCTCCCGCACTCGCCCATTTTGTGACGCGATGCACATTTCCAGCGATGCCTACGGAATTGCGGCATATTGCTGCGCGTTCATGATGTGGAAGGGTGATCTGAGGGTGGCATATGCGTTTTTCTCTCTGTTAATGCGCCCCCTGGTATCTGCGTATCGATACCGAATCGACGCGCAGCGCCGTGGCTCGGCTGGTGGACACCCGCACCACCGGCTGCGCCCGGAGGCGCTGGAGCTGGCGGCGGAATATTTCACAGAAAATCCGAGGGCAACAAATGCGGACGCCGCAAAGCATATTTTAAATGTATTAAATGTTAAATATTCCGACCCTCCTCATGCTATATCGGTTGCGCGGTGGTTAAAAACCATTTACGGAGATAATAAATAACGAAACACAACCAGCTTATGTACTACACAAGCTGGTTGTGTATATTTGTCGCGTGAATATATTAGAGCATTATTTCCCCAGATTAATTATTTGAGACAGCAATGCCATAAAATGATACTGTATATTTGTACAGTATCTTGTATGACGGGGGATAACGTGAACGAACGCGAATTATTAGATATTGTCCGGCCTGACGGGCGTTATGAGCTGATTAGCCAGGGCGGTAAATTTATTGTGAGGCCGTTACGCGCTGACGAAATTATTATTTCCCCCGAATCACACAGAGAGTGCAAAAAACGTTTCAGTAATACGCAAACTGAATTACAATAACCCCCTCGGCTGAACACCGACCCGTCGCGCCAAATTGAGGAAATCAAAATGGCGCACAATATCTGCATTAAAGCGTCGCTGACTGCCCCGGGGGTATTCAGTGACTAAATTCGATCGTATCTGGCTGAGCCGCGTTGCGTCGCTCGGCTGTATTGTCTGTAAAAATCTTGGCTACGGCGAAAGCCCGGCGGAGATTCACCACGTTCGCACCGGTCAGGGCACTGCCCAGCGTGCAGGCCACCAGCAAACAATCCCCCTGTGCTGTCAGCACCACCGTGTTGGTGGTTACGGCGTAGCAATTCACTCAGGCAAAAAGACCTGGGAGAAAAAATACGGTCAGGAAATTGATCTGCTGAATCAGACGTTAACCGCGCTGGGGGAAAACGTCTGATGGCAAAATATTCAATCACCCCACTGGGTAAACCCCGCATGACCCGTGCTGACAAATGGAAACAGCGCCCGCCGGTGCTGCGTTACCGCGTGTTTTGTGATGAGGTCCGCTTAAGCGGCATTACGCTGCCCGAGAACGGCGCACACGTTGTATTTGTTATGCCTATGCCAGCGAGCTGGAGCCAGAAAAAACGCGCCAGCATGAACGGTGCGGCCCACCAGCAAAAACCGGATATTGATAACCTCACTAAATCGCTGTTAGACGCCCTGTTTGATGACGATTCTCATATTTGGGATGTCCGGGCGTCGAAAATATGGGGCTATGAGGGCGCGATCGTGGTGCAGGAAGGTGCGGCATGAAATACGGTTCCGTTTGCAGCGGTATTGAGGCCGCGAGTGTGGCGTGGGAGTCCCTCGGCTGGCAGCCTGCATGGTTCGCAGAGATTGAGCCGTTCCCCGCCGCTGTGCTGGCGCATCACTGGCCGCAGGTCAAAAACCTTGGCGATATGACGAAAATCGCCGCCGGTGTCCTCGCTGATCAAATCGAGGCACCAGACGTGCTGGTGGGCGGCACTCCCTGCCAGGCATTCAGCGTTGCCGGATTGCGCAATGGACTGGCCGACGAACGCGGACAATTGACCCTTTCTTACGTGGAATTAGCAAATGCAATCGATGACAAGCGCCGCCAGCGCGGTGAACGGGAATCAATCATCGTCTGGGAAAATGTCCCCGGCGTGCTCAACAGCAAAGACAACGCGTTCGGATGTTTTCTGGCTGGGCTTGCCGGAGAAAGCAGTGCGTTGCAGCCACCAGGGGGAAAATGGACGCTCGCAGGTTGTGTGCGTGGACCCGCGCGAAATATTGCCTGGCGAGTGCTCGACGCTCAATTTTTCGGAGTGGCACAACGACGCCGCCGTGTGTTCGTTATCGCAAGTGCTAGAGACGATATCGATCCCGCAAAAATACTTTTTGAGTCCGACGGCGTGCGCCGGGATACTCCGCCGCGCAGAGAGTCGCAAACGGCAGTTGCCGCTCTTACTGCGCACGGCGTTGGAGCGTGTGGCGCAGACGACAACCAGGCGCAGGCAGGACATCTAATCCCTGAGATCAGCGCATATCGCATGACCGCATTCGGCGAGTATGCTGATGATGAAACTGCATCGACAGTTAAAGCGAGAGATTACAAAGATGCGACCGATCTGGCAGTTATGACGGTCCATGGCACACAGGATCCAGACGTTAACATCGAATTAGCGCACACGCTGGGGCGGAATAATGGGCAGGAAAATGCCTGCATAGCATTCAGCTATAAAGATCACGGCCAAGATGCAGGATATGAAATAGCGCCTACTTTGCGGGCGGGGAATTGCGATACAGGGCGGGGTAACAGCGGGCAACCGCCAGCGGTCGCCAAGGCAATGCTCGTACGCCGTCTCACTCCGCGTGAGTGTGAGCGCCTCCAGGGATTCCCGGACGACCACACAAAAATACCCTGGCGCAACAAACTGACTGAGGACTGTCCGGACGGGGCGCGATACAAAGCGATCGGCAATAGCATGGCAGTGCCGGTGATGCGCTGGATCGGCGAGCAAATTAAACGAGCAACAGCAACGCAGGAAATTATCTGTAATCCCTACGTCGCGGCGGTTGATAAATTACGCGCGCAGAATGAACACTATTTGCGCGAAGTTGGCGATCAGTGGCGCACTCCTGATCTGCTGTTTTGGGGTATTAATGCAATATTTGGCCCACTGGTCCTCGATCTGTTTACTGACGGCGATAATTCAAAATGTCCGAATTACTACACGGCCGAACAAAACGCGCTAACGCAAGACTGGTCCGCGCGACTCGCGGATCTGGGCGGCGCTGCGTTCGCTAATCCGCCGTACAGTCGATCGCAGTATCACGACGGACAGGCGATCACCGGCATGGCCCACATCATGAGCCACGCCCGCTCAATGCGTGACGCTGGTGGGCGTTTTGTTTTCCTGCTGAAAGCCGCGCCATCGGAAACCTGGTGGCCGGAGGACGCGGATCACGTAACGTTTATTCGCGGTCGTGTCGGTTTTGATTTGCCAGCCTGGTTTAATCCTGCTGATGAAAAACAGGCACCCTCCAGCGCAAATTTTGCGGCGGCAATTGTTGTGCTGGATAAAAACTGGCGCGGGGGCCGGTTCGGATATATCCACCGCACAGAGCTGGAAGCGAAAGGCCGCGCCGCCCTGGCGCTGGCACGGTATGCAGTCAATGAGGCCATATTTTGAAATTAGAATCACTCCCAAAATTTTACGCACCGAAATCGCCAAATCTCGGCGCAACAGCGCCCGCCACCGGCGGCGACCGCATGACGATTACTGACGTAATGACGGCTCAGGGGTTCGTTCAGTCAAAAACGCCGCTGGGGTTCGCGTTATTTCTCGCGAAAGCAGGCATTCAGACGCCTGAGCCAGCGATTGAACTGCTGGCAAAAATCGCGTGGGAACTGGCACCGGCGTGCCGCGCTGTTAACGTGCTGCCAGGCAACCAGCGCGCTGCCGTGTGTGACGTGCTGGCAACGATGGCCTACCAGGACTACTCCCGCAGCGCCGCCAGCGTGCGCCCGTGTGACTGCTGCGCGGGTGACGGGTTTATAACTGCTGAGGTGTTTACAATGAAAATGGCAGGCGTGGTACATCGGCAGGTACGAGAGATTGAGCGCATATTGTGCGCTAATTGTAAGGGGAAGCGAGTAATTAGCAATTCGTGCCGTTGCCACGGTAAGGGGAGGGTGTTGGATGCCTCTGGCGAGGTCCTTTTGTGGAAAGAGTGCGACCGATGTAGGGGGCGAGGATACTCTCGTTTGAAATTTTCCGCCGTACTGGTTGCGTTGCAGCGGGTGTGGCCGGAGCTAAAAAAACCACTGCTTACAATGAAGTGCAGCCATTTTTTGAAATACTGGTGACGCATTGCCACAGAGAAGAGGCTGCAGCCGAACAGCAATTACAGGTGGTTACGCGCTGATTATTGCTAAAAAAAGGTGCTAAAAATTACATTGTTGCTATTCATGGAAAAATAGGATAAATTTCCTCCAACGATAGGCGTTGTATGTTCGTTCCTCTAAGCCCCGCCACATGGGGCTTAGTCAAAAAACACCTCTTTTTTGGTTCTTTTTATCGTATTTTCCCGTGACAAGATCATGTTTACTGTTAAAATCATTCAACATGATTCAGTGATGTGAATCTTTTTAAAAAAATAAAAAGCATAAATTTCAAAGAGTAAGCTCAAAAAATGCAGGGTCAACCCAAGACTAAACACCAAGAGTTGGTCGAGACGCTATCATTATATATAAACTCGCGAACCCCGTTAGAGGAGCCTCTTTTGGGTGAGCTCTTACGCGAGATTAATAAGCAGTCCGTTGCCTCTCGTGCATATCTGATGGCTTTGTGGATGGAGGCTCAGAACAGGCATGATGAGACAGTGGCATGGTATCTAGAGGCGATAGCTACTTCTGGTGAGCACGCTTCTGTTGTTGCAGGTAACTATCTGAGTTACCTGAGTTGCTCAGCGCATAATCTTTTTCACAGAACAGAATTATTTCGATTGGTAGATATATATTGTACTAAGCGGATAAGAAGAATGGCCAGGAATGCAGCATTTTGCATGGGAAATGACCGGCTTGTTAACCGATTCACTGTGATGATGAAGGCTTTACTCGATGGCCAAGAACGTGAAGAAATCGAGCGTGAGGGGGCAAAAATGGTGGAAGCTATTGTCACTTTTAAAGAAGCCACTAAGCTAACTTCATCTGAAATCCAGAAGCTGTGTGATTCAGCTGAGCAAATTGCAAATAGCCATGGCGTGAATTGTGCGGGTGTTGAGTATTTTCTTAGCGGTGGATACGACAACGCCATAATTCTGTTTGCAGATACTAGCGACTCTAGCACTCTTACCACCATGAACATGGAACTCATAGGCTTGCTTGCTGATGATCCCTATATAGACCGTCCATTTACTTCATGGTTTAAGAGTTCTGATATGAAGGATCGGGTGTAATGAGTGTATCAGGTCAAGATTTCATTAATTTTGCAGAGAAGTGTCTCGAATTTAATGATGAGATAGGTTTCAGGAATGTGGTAGGACGCTCCTATTATGGTGTTTACCATGAAATCTGTAGCAAACTTGAGCATTGTTATGTGCTGACTTCTCATGAAGGTGTTCGCAATTACCTTATGAGTTCTACGCAGTGTAAAAAAGAGCCGTTTGATAAAGCCGGACTCAGAAGAATTGGTGCATTTCTTCATAGTCTTCATGTGCAGAGAAAGTGGGCTGATTACACTCTTGAACGCGAATTAGTTAAAGCTGATGCGGAATCCGCACTCAATACCGCAAAACAAGTCATGGCTGAAATCAAGGCCTTACACGAGGCGGTTTACCCTCCTCAACCTGCTGCGTAACTCACGAAATCCGACATGGAAACCCGCCTCCGAGCGGGTTTTTTTGTGCTTTTTTCCGTAAATCTCATTGCTAACACCACGGTTGGTGTTAATTCCTCGTAGTGAGATTTGCAGAAAAACAGGTGTTACCGCGTTTCCCCGTATTCCCCGGGGTTTTTTATTCAATCTGCCACCGCTGGTGGTATCCATTTATTCGAGTCGCATATGCCGCACACGTCGAGCTGGTGGGGATTAATGCTGGAATTGTATCGGCAACATAAAACAGTCCTCGATATTTTATTGCTCGTTATTTTAGGTGTTATTGTCAGGGTATTTTATTGGGGTGGGCGTTTTCGTGAGTGCTGCGGTGATATATTGATCGGCACCACTATTATGGTTTTTGCCGCTGCCAGATTGCCGAATATTACGATCCCCGTGCCAGGTGATGCCCCGCTGATATTCAGCCACAATGAAATAGCGTTTGTTGTTGGGATAATGGGTTATAAAGGGCTGAAGGAAATTATTTTTTGGGTGTTAAAAACCAGATTCAACATTGATTTGCGCGAGCGTATTGCGCAACGTAAAAACAGTAAATAATTTTTGGTGAAAAAGCATGAGTGAGCCAGCCTGGGTTATTGAGGCCCGAAAATATATTGGTGAACGGGAATTAAAAGGCCCGAAACATAATTCGTTAATTTTGCAAATGTGGCGCGATATTAAACGCGGCGGAATTAAAGACGATGAAACGCCGTGGTGTGCGGCATTCGTCGGTGCCGTGTTGGAGCGTTGCGGAATTAAATCAACTCGGTTTGAGTCGGCTGGCTCATACCTCGGCTGGGGTGAACAGCTATTAAAACCGGCGTTCGGGTGCGTTGTTGTATTTAAACGCGACAGCGGCGGGCATGTCGGGTTTGTTGTCGGGCAAAATAGCGCGGGTGATTTGCTAGTGCTGGGCGGCAATCAGTCTGATGCGGTGAATATCAAAGCGTTCCCGCGCTCGCGGGTGTCTGGCTATCGCTGGCCCGCAGGCGTCCAGGATATTCCTGATTTTAATTTGCCCGAGCAGGTGAATATTAGTTTTTCAATTAGTGAGGCGTGACGATGAAAAGATTATTAATTCTGGCGGTAATGCTGCTGGCTGGTTGTACGCACACAACGTATACAGAGGCTAAACGCGCGGACGGAACGACGGTGAAACATATTGCTATCGCGCCGGGAACGAAAATTACCACAGCGAGCGGCGGGTGTATTGATTCGACGGGCGCGGCGGCTGAGTGTCCAATTAAATAGACACTACAGAGCGTCACGCGCTGGCGCTCGATAGTGTTTATTATCAGTGACGGACCGCTGGTTTTATTTAACGAGGTGCAGTGGTGCAAAAACAAATTATTGGTGACGCGGGCGTGTAAATAGGCGTGATTAATTAATTTTGCATATGGATTATTGCAAGGTACTCCCTAGCCTCAGAAACACCGGGAGGCAGCAGACGCGCAAAAAACGCCGCGTTTTTTGCATTTTATCGGCATCATCATCATGCGGTTAACATATTGAAATATTTGCTAAAAAAATATTTCAGATGTCGAAATGGTTAAATATTGTTCACCATCATGGATCAGGAACTCAAAAATTCACGGCTCAATATTAATCAGATTGCCAGCCTGACTGATTTGCACCGGCAAACAGTTGCCGCGCGGTTAAGCGGGGTGCCGCTGGCACCCGGCAGTAATCCGAAATTAAAACTATATTCCGTCGTTGATATTCTGACGACGCTATTAACCCGCACTACCGACCCCGCAAAAATTAACGTTGATGAACTGCTACCCACGGATCGCAAAGCCTGGTTTCAGTCCGAGCGCGAACGGCTTAAATTCGAGATCGAAACAGCGACATTAATACCCGCCAGCGACGTTACGCGAGAGTTTGCGACGATGGCAAAAGCGGTGGTCCAGGTTCTCGAAACACTGCCTGATATTTTGGAACGTGATTGCGGGTTGCAGCCAGCGGCGGTGGCGCGAGTACAAACAATTATTGACGACCTGCGCGATCAGATTGCGCAGCGCGTTGAGCAGGCGGAAACAGAAACAGAGCAGGAGGACGCGCCGCAGGAGGATTAATGCAGCAACAGGCAACGGCGCGAGGGGCGCGAAAAAATATAGCAGCAATGATCCGCGCGCCGCGCAGGATGCCGGTTTCTGAGGCGGTCGCAAAATATATGCGCGTACCAATGGGCGCGGGCAACTCCGTGCCGTGGGATCCGCTGGTGGCACCCTACGTTATTGAGCCAATGAATTGCCTCACGTCGCGTGAATACGACGCCGTTGTTTTTGTCGGTCCGGCTCGAACGGGTAAAACAATTGGCCTGATTGACGGCTGGATTGTCTACAACGTGGTGTGTGATCCGTCGGATATGCTGATTATTCAGATGACTGAGGAAAAAGCGCGCGAGCACTCTAAAAAACGCCTAGCGCGTACATTCCGTGCCAGCCCGGAAGTTGCGTCGCGGCTGAGTCCAAACCGCAACGATAACAACGTTTATGACCGTACATTCCTGGCGGGCAATTATTTAAAAATTGGCTGGCCGTCAATCAATATCATGTCGTCGTCGGATTTTAAATGCGCCGCGCTGACTGATTACGACCGAATGCCGGAGAATATCGACGGTGAGGGTGACGGGTTTACGCTGACGTCAAAACGAACGACCACCTTTATGTCCAGCGGCATGACGTTGGTTGAGAGTTCGCCGGGCCGCGATATTACCGACGTGAAATACCGCAAAAATTCACCGCACGAGGCACCGCCCTGCACGGGTATTTTATCCCTGTTTAACCGTGGTGATCGGCGTTGTTGGTACTGGCAGTGTCCGCACTGCCGCGAATATTTTCGCCCCGTTGGCGACACCGTTACCGGGTATCAGGATATCGCAGATCCGGTGCTCGCCAGCGAGGCTGCATACGTTGAATGCCCGCACTGCCAGGGCAAAATAACCCCCGATCAGAAACGCGAACTAAACGCTGGCGGCGCATGGCTGCGCGACGGAGAAACTATCGATGCAGACGGCAATCGGGGTGGAGAGCCGCGCCGCTCGCGCATCGCGTCATTCTGGATGGAAGGGCCGGCGGCGGCATATCAGACGCTGACACAGCTCGTTTATAAACGTCTCACCGCTGAGCAGGAATACGAATTAACTGGCAGCGAGGAAACGTTAAAAGCGGTTATTAACACCGACTGGGGCCAGCCGTATTTGCCGCGCGCGGCGTCAGAGCAACGCCGCAGCGAGGAATTAATGTCCCGCGCCGAGGACTACGGCGATCGGGTTGTACCGCCTGAGGTTCGTTTTTTGCTGGCGTCAGTCGATGTGCAGGCGGGGAAAAAACGCCGTTTTGTTGCGCAGGTTGTTGGCTACGGGCAGCACGGCGAGCGCTGGTTAATCGACCGTTTTAATATTGAATATTCGCTGCGCTGCGACGAAAACGGCGAGGCGCGTCGCGTTGATCCTGGCGGCTATCCAGAGGACTGGGATCTGCTAATAGATGAGGTGCTGGAAAAATCCTATCAGCTACAGTCCGACCCGGTGCGCCGGATGCCGATTTTATGTCTGGCGGTTGATAGTGGCGGCGAGGACGGCGTCACGGATAACGCGTATAAGTTCTGGCGTCGTTGCCGCCGCGACGGCTACGGGAAGCGCGTGTATTTAATCAAGGGCGACAGCACGACACGCGCGAAATTAATAACTAAATCGTTTCCTGATAACACGAACCGCAGCGACCGCAAAGCTGGGCGCGTGGTGACGTACCGATCTACTTGCTGCAAACCGACAGACTCAAAGACGCAATCCACAACAATCTAAAACGAGACACTCCCGGCCCTGGTTTTATTCATTTTCCCGCCTGGATCGGTGAGTGGTTTTACGACGAACTGTTATATGAAACGCGTGGATCTGACGGTAAATGGCGCAAGCCAGGCCACGGCGCTAATGAGGCGTTGGACCTGTTTTGCTATTGCCACACGCTGGCAATATTGCGCGGCTATGAGCGCGTAAAAGACTGGAGTAAGCCGCCAGCCTGGGCGGTCCCGCAGGCAGCGAATATTCAAATCGCTGCGCAACCGGCGGCACCGCCAGAGCCTGATTTAAAAACTACAGAAACAACGGGAAAGCCGTTTACGCCAGCCAGCGTGAGCGGCTTTTTTTAATGGGGTTTTATGGAAATTTCGGAAATTAAATCCGCTCGCGATCGTGCGTTCGCCGCGTATCAGGATGCGCTGGAGGCGCAGAGCCTCGGCATGAAGGGGCGAACCCTGACGCGACAAAATATCAGCGCGCTGCGCTCAGAGTTTGAGTATTGGGATAAGCGCCTGTCTACCGCGACGCGCGGCGGCGGCCGTCAATTTTCTCTTGTCAGATTCAGGGAATAACAATGGGTATTTTCAGCAGATTAACCACCGCGATCGCCCCCGTTACGTCGTTAAAACGAGCGCGGGCGCGCATTCAACTGGACGCCATCAGGGCGTATGAGGCGGCTAAACCGTCACGTACACGAGCGACGAAACGCGAAACGCGCAGCGCAGACAATGCGGTTTTTGCCGCTGGTGTATCTCTGAGAGAGCAGGCGCGCTGGCTGGATGAAAACCACGACCTGGCGATCGGTGTGCTGGATAAACTGGAGGAACGCATTGTTGGCCCTCACGGCATTCAGATTGAGCCGCAGCCGCTGACGCTGGCCGGAGACGTGCACGAGGATTTTGCAGCGCTGCTGGCGTCACGGTTCGCTAAATGGGCTGAAAACCCGGACGTAACAGGAATGTTTACGCTGGCTGAGGCTGAGCGAATTTTACTGCGTTCGGCGTTGCGCGACGGCGAGGTGTTTATTCAGTTGCTGCGCGGTGCTGTCCCGGATCTGAAATACGACACGCCGGAACAATTCGCGCTCGAGCTACTCGAGGCCGATTTTGTGCCTATGTGGCCGTCTGGTGCCGACGGTTCAAACCGGATTATTCAGGGTATTACGGTAAATCGCTGGGGCTGTCCTGTGGGTTACTGTGTTTATAAAAATCACCCTGGTGCAGGGTTCTCGACAGATACGCGCCAGATCCCCGCAGAAAATATGCTGCACCTGGCTGTCCGTAAACGCCTGCACCAGGTGCGCGGCGTGTCGTTATTTCACGGCGTCATGTCGCGCCTGGGAGATTTGAAATCATATGAGGACGCCGAGCGCGTCGCGGCCCGCGTATCAGCAATGCTGGGTTTTTATATCAAACGTGGTGACGCGTCGGTGTACGGCGATGACGCCGACTGGACGTCGCCAGATAACAGCTATCGGGATTTTGAGATGGCCCCCGGCATGATTTATGACCGGCTGGCACCGGGCGAGGAACTGCAAATGTTGAGCAGCGATCGCCCGAATCCTAATTTGATGGATTTTCGCAACGGGCAATTGCGTGCGCTGGCTGCTGGCGTGAGAACCGGTTATTCGTCAATTGCTCGCGACTACAATGGCACCTACTCCGCGCAGCGCCAGGAATTGATTGAGGCGGGAGACGGTTACGCAGTAATGCAAAACTGGTTTATCTCCCGCGTAGTCCGCCCTGTATACCGGGAATGGCTGAAAATGTTTTTGTTATCCGGCGTCGAAGTGCCAGCTGACGTGGATCCGGAATCGCTGTTTGATGCCGTCTACATGGGGCCGGTTCTCCCCTGGATTGACCCGCAAAAAGAGAGCGAGGCATGGAAAGCTCAGATCCGTGGCGGAGCAGCTACGGAGGCCGAGTGGATACGAGCGCGCGGGCGGTCCCCACTGGCGGTCAAACTGCAACGCCGCCGCGAAATTAAATTTAATAAAACCGCTGGTCTGGTATTCGACACAGATCCGGCAAACGATAACGGGAGTCAGAGTAATGACGCAAAAAATGACGCTGGCACCGCGAGCCAGCGCCCCGGCGAGAACCGGGGCGGGTGACGGCTGGTACGAGGTACGCGCGGCGGCCAACGGCGCACCGGCGGAAATCCTGATTTTTGAAGAGATCGGCGCGTGGGGTATTTCCGCGCGGCGACTCATTAATGATATTGCCGACGCTGATTTATTCAGCGCACCGGCGGTGGATATTCGTATTCACTCACCGGGCGGCAGCGTGCTGGACGGGTTCGCGATTTTTAACACACTGCGCCGCCTCACTGGCGTTGTGAATATTTATATCGACGGCCTGGCGGCCTCGATGGCGAGCGTGATCGCAATGTTGCCCGGCGCACAGGTGCACATCCCGGAAAATGCCTGGGTAATGATTCACAACCCGTGGGGCGGTGCGTGGGGCGATGCAGCCGAACTGCGCGAATACGCCGATCTGCTTGAGCGGCACGAAAAAAATATAGTTAACGCATATGTTAACAAAACAGGCATTGATGCGGAGGAGGTTAAAACGCTCATGTCTGCCGAAACCTGGCTAACCGGCGCGGAAGCGGTGGAAAAAAGGTTTGCTGATGTACTGGTGCCGGAGGTTGAAATGGCCGCCTGCATTAACGATAACGTAACAAAGGAGTTTTCACACATGCCGCAGGCAGCACAGAAATTTTTCAAACCGCGCGCAACTGGCACGCAACCACAACCGCAACCGGCGGCCCCGCAGCCTTCGCCACAGGCAACGCAACAACCGGCAGCGGCTCAACCAGCGGCACCGCAGCCAGCTGCGCAGGACGCTGCCGCGATTGCCACGCAGGCACTCGAAATGATGGCGGCGCGCGAAACCGCGCGTAAAGCGGCGGTATCGGCTGTTTTTACTAATTTTCCGGCGTTCGCAACCCTGCAAAACACCTGCCTGACCGATACCACCTGCACTGATGCAGTGGCGCGTCAGCGCCTGCTGGATGCCCTCGCGCAGGGGGCTGCCCCCGCTGGTGGAGCGCATATTTACGCGGGTAACGGCAATCTGGTGGGGGATTCAATCAAAAACGTGATTATGTCCCGCGCTGGTTATGAGGAGCGCGAGGGGAGCAATAACTACAGCGGCATGACGCTGGCAGAGCTGGCGCGCGCCTCGCTGGCCGATCGCGGTATCGGTATTTCCGGTGCAGGGCGAATGGAAATGATCGGGATGGCGTTTACTCATTCATCCAGCGATTTCGGCAATATTCTCATGGACGTTGCGCATAAATCGGCGTTGGCCGGTTGGGATGAGGCGGAAGAAACTTTTGATGTCTGGACCCGAAAAGGCGAACTGACCGACTTTAAAACCGCCAATCGCGTTGGCCTCGACTCGTTCCCGGCGCTGCGCGAGGTTCGCCCTGGTGCCGAGTACAAATACGTTACGCTGGGTGATAGCGGCGCAACCATCGCGCTGGCAACCTATGGCGAGCTATTCAGCATTGACCGCCAGGCAATCATTAACGACGACCTGTCTATGTTGACGCGTATCCCGCACGCAATGGGGACGGCGGCAAAGGCCACGATCGGCGATCTGGTTTACGCGTTGCTGTCCAGTAATCCGAAATTTGGGGATAAACCGTTATTCCATACCGATCACGGAAACTTCATTGACTCGCCGTTATCAGCAGCAGCGCTGGCAACGGGCCGCTCAATGATGAAAAAACAGAAAAACGGCAAACGGCATCTCAATATTCGCCCGGCGTTTTTGCTCGTATCAACCGCAAACGAGTCACTCGCGGATCAGATCATCAACTCCACGAGTGTTCCTGGCGCTGATAATAACTCTGGCATTTCGAACCCAGTACGCGGCATGGCGCAGATTGTTGCTGATCCGCGCATTGACGACGCGGGCGAGAAAAACTGGTATCTGGCAGCGGCACAGGGGCGCGACACGATCGAGGTTGCGTATCTCGACGGGAACGACGCGCCGGTTATTGAATCGACCAGCGGCTTTACTGTTGACGGCGTGACAATGAAAGTGCGCATCGATGCGGGCGTATCCCCGATGGACTATCGCGGACTGCTGAAATCAACCGGCGACGGTCGCGAGGGCGAATAATTTTATTCGCGTAATTCGAAATAAATAACAGGTGAAATAATGGCAAAAAATTATATTGAGGATGGCAAAACCCTCGACTGGACAAATACCGGCGCGAACGCGGTAAATAGTGGTGACGCGGTTGGCGTGGGGGCGGTTGTGGGTATTGCGCACGATAATATCGCCGCCAGCGCAACGGGTGTGCTGCACATGTCCGGGGTGTTTGAATTGCCAAAAACCTCCACGGATTCTTGGGCGCAGGGTGTGAAATTATATTTAGCGTCAGGGAAATTAACCACCACATCGAGCAGTAACCCCCTCGTTGGTGTTGCGTGGGCTGCCGCTGCCGCAGGTAGCGCAACAGCAGTCGTGCGCCTGGGTGGCTAATGAGTTCATTTAATGAACTGATGCGCCGCGCTGATAAAACACTGGTCGAAACGTTTAATGTTGATAATGGGGTTACGTTATTTCCGGATACTCCGCAGGAAATAACCGTGCAGGGTGTATATGACGCCCCTTTTTTTGGGGTTGATATTGCTGGTGGGCGTATATCCAGTAGCGATTCGTGCATTACCCTGCATGATTACGATTGCGTTAATTTGAAAAAACGCGACACCATTAAAATTATCGGTAAATTATGGACTATCCGGGAAATGCAACCAGATGGCACTGGATTGACTGATATTTATTTAGACCCTAAAACAACCAGTGAAAATAGCGTTTATTCGAAATATTAGCGGGCTTGCCCGCTTTTTTTTGAGATAAATAAAATGGCAAATCCACGCAGTAACGCGCAAATGTTTGACATAGACATGAGCGCATTAACAGGGTTGCGCGATGCCGTGGAGGCAACAGAGCATCAGATGATTATGGCGTATAACCGCGCCCTGAATCGCACAGCTAAACACATGCACCGTGTTTCAGTCAGTATGATTATTGATGCCCTCGGCTTAAAAAGCAGAAAAGTCGCTAATAAACGCACACAGCAATTTATTAAACGCCGCGATTATTCAAAAGAGGGCGCGGGGGACCTTAGTTCTGTTAAATTATGGTATGGTCTGGATGATTTTAGAATACATAATTTACGTGGGACAATGCGCCAGCCGAGAACCGGGAAACAGGAACGAGATCCGGAAACCGGGCAATTCTTGAAAAAAAGAAAACAGTAGCGGGAGCGTCGTTTACGCCTAAATCATCCTCACTATCCGCTATGGGATGGCCTGATTCATTTGTTGCGACCCGTTTTGGATATCGCAGTATATGGAAACAGGTAAACGGTGGCCGCAATATTGAGGAAATGAGGATTCCGGTGCATGAGGCGCTGGAGGATGCTATTGATGATTATATATATCAAAATATTGGTCCTGTATTTATGGCATATTATGAACAGGATTTGCGCGGACGCGTCGCTGGTAGCGTCCATGTCAACGCCAAAACAGGTAAACGGCTATGAGCGGAAAAATTAGCGGTATGGACGCGCTGGACGAATATACAAATAATGTTCACGCCGCGTTAATGCAAATCCCATTTATTAAAACGGTAGGGATATACCCCGAGATACCGGACGGATTCATAACACCTGCAATTTTTTTCGAGGTTGAGAGCTGGTCGGCATCAAATGATGTAATCGCGGGATCCGCGATGACGGTCGAATTAACCTGTAATTTATATCTGGTGCGTGAATATGCAGCGGACTTATACAGTCAAAAAGCGCGCAATGCCGCATTATTTGTGTCGGGCTGGATTAACGATCGTATATTTGGCCCCATGACGCGCCCCGCCGTATTTACTGACGCGCAGGAGGGGGACTGGCAAAAATCGGGTAAATCGGTGGCATCGCATTCTGTCTGGTGCGTTTCATTTAAACAAAATGTTGGCGTAGGTGCCGATCCGTTCGATTACCCGTCAGACGGAATATTAAAGCAAGTATTCGTAGGGTTTGCGCCGGAAATAGGCGCTGAACACGAGAGTGATTATTATGGCCCAATCGGACGATGACAGCGAATATACAACGGCGGAGAACGCCCGCAGGCAGCGTGACGCGATAAAACGCGGCACAATAGCTGAGGTGAAAATGTCCCCACCGCGCTGCCGTGTGTCGTTTGGCGGCGAGCATAAATCAGGCTGGCTACAGTGGTTCACTCACGCAACGTCAGAGCGCGTGGACTGGAGCGCCCCGTCGGTTGGCGACCCCGTTACTGTTATCTCAGAGAGCGGAGACACGCGCAACGGCGTGGCAATGCTGGGGCTGCACATTGACAATAAACCGCCGCCCAGTTCCGACCCGCACGACCACGTAACGGCATATTGCGACGGTGCAACGCTAACCTATAACACGGAAAATCACACGCTAACCTGGCAGGGCGTACCCGACGGAATTGTAAAAATTCTCGGCGAGTCCAAAATAGAAATTTTGGGCCGCGCAGACGTCACGGTAACTAGCGAAAACGTGGTTAATATCCACGGTGGAAAATTAATTAACGCTGACGCAGAGGTTATAAACGTCACCGCTACGGACACGATTAACGCACACGCGGATCTGGTTAACGTTATTGCTACCAGCTCAGTGAGTGTCACTGCTGCAAATAGAATATCGCTGACAGCACAAACAATCAGCGCCTGGGCACCCGGAGGGATTACCCTGGCGGGGCCAACGCATATCACCGAAACGCTGGTTGTTGATAAACTGGCGACATTCCGCAATGATGTTTCTGTTACGGGCGATAATGGCGGCACGGGTAATATAACAACACGCGGCAGTGTGCTGGCAGGGCAAGAAGTTCAGGATCGTCAGGGCACAATAACTGAGGTTCGCACAACATATAACGGACACACGCACACATGCCCGGACGGCGAAACAGATAACCCCAATCAACCAATGGCGTAAATAAATTATGCAGGGCATGAACCGTAGCGACGGAAAGTCGCTGGCGGGGACCGATCATATCTGTCAATCAATAGTAGATATTTTAACAACGCCGTTCGGAACCCGCGTTATGCTGCCGGAATATGGCAGCAACATATTTGACCTAATAGATAACCCGTCAGATCCGTCGCTAGCTATGCGCATTATTATGGCTACGGCTGGAGCGCTCGCAAAATGGGAACCGCGCATTCAGGTAGATAGCGTAAATGTGGCTGCAATTGATATTGGAAAAATAACAATATCAATTATTGCGACGGACGTCGAAACCCGAAATCGACTGGAATTTAAAAATATGGAGTTGATATATTGATAACATCAACTGTTCAAAACTCGATAGTAAAAACTATCGACATGAGTTTGCTACCCCCTCCCGATTTCGTTATAACCCCGCTATTTTCCGACGTGAAATCAGAATTATTAGCGGAATTACAGCAATTATATCCAGTATTTAACGCGCTGTTAGAGTCCGATCCGGCAGTAAAATTGCTGGAAATAGTCGCGTACTGGCGAATAATAGTTACTGCGCGCGTCAATCAGGGTATGTTAGCCGTGTTGCTGGCGTTCGCTAAAAATAGCGATCTGGACCAGTTGGGCGCAAATTTCGATTGTGAGCGGCTGTTAATTACTCCGGCGAACCCCGACGCAATCCCGCCCGTTGAGGCTGTTTACGAGAGCGACGACGAATACCGGCACCGGATCCAGTTGTCGTGGTACGCGCGGAACACCGCAGGCAGCACTAACGCGTATAATTATTTCGCGCTATCCAGTGATCCGGACGTATTATCCGCGCAGGCGTATGGGCCGCCGGTTACTCAGCCCGGTTACGTTGATGTTTACGTGTTATCGCGCACCGGCGACGGTGTGCCGCCGCAATCACTATTAAACACCGTCAATTCCGCACTATCACCGGACGACGTACGCCCGCTAACTGATTTTGTGACCGTCAAACCAGCGGCAAACCTGAATTATCAAATCGAGGCTATTATTGTTGCCGGGCTGGGGCCGGATCAAAACGTGTTATTAAACGGCGCTCAGGCTGATTTAGAAACCTACGTTAAACAGCAACATAAAATAGGGGCGACGGCAGCATTATCCGGTATTTATGACTCGATTCACCGCGACGGCACGGAACGAGTAATATTAACGTCACCCGCCGCCGACGTGATTGCAGGCGTGGGACAGGCTCCCTACTGCACTGGTATTAAACTCAGCGTGCAAATGGGGTGAATGTGACGAGTCAAAGCATATTACCCCCGAACGCAAACGCCGCAGAGCGGGCTTTAGAGGCGGTATTATCACACGCCGGAGATTTACCCGCAGATATTCGCATTATCAAAAACCCTGATTTATGCCCGGTTGATTTATTACCCTGGCTGGCGTGGGAATACGCGGTCACGTACTGGAATCCGGACTGGAGCGAACAACAAAAACGCGAAATTATTAAAGCCGCCGCCTGGCAAAACAAACACCGGGGTACGCGTGGTGCCGTAGAACGAGCGTTATTAACGGTAGGATTTGAGAGCAAAATGCGGGAGTGGTTTGAAGCCACCCCGAAAGATGATCCGTACACGTTCGCAATCAAAATATATTTGCTAAAAGGCATGGGGTTAGACCTTGACTTATTCAATACCTTTATTGCTCAAATATTCGATGCGAAAAACTGCCGCTCCCTACTTAAAGAAATTAATTTCGAAACGGGCGTTGATGGTGAGTTTTTTATAGCTGGTGCACCTTATGCAAAAATAGGCGTAAATATACCGGCAGACGGCGATGGCGGTGTAAAAATTAACGGCGGCCTATATATATCAGGCTCACCAATTGTTAGTTTAAATGTGGAGATAGGGCCAAATGGCTGAAAATAAAATTTACGCTGTGTTAACTGACCGTGGCGCGCAGTTAGAAGCCGCCGCGCTGGCGTCAGGCGTTCCAGTGGTGCTGAACAAATTTGTTATCGGCGACGCGAACGGAAACGATGACGTAACACCGGATCCGGCGCGTACTGCATTAGTTCACGAGACGTATCGCGGGGATATTAAATCCGCAGAAAATAGCGGTAACCAGGTTATTTTTACGCTATACGTACCACCGGAAACTGGCGGTTATACTATCCGTGAGGTGGGAATATTAACCGATAAAGGCGAACTGTACTCAGTTGCACGTTCACCGGATATTTTAAAACCTACGGACAGTAACGGCGCACTGATTTCAATCACGTATAAATACACCCTCGCGGTGTCCAGCACATCTACAGTTAATGTTGTGGTATACGACAACTACGTAACTCCCGAGGTAGCTGACAAAAAATATTTGCAGATAAGCAAAAATTTATCTGAAATTGCCGCTAATGGTGGTTCTGCTCAGCAGGCTGCGCGGAAAAATATTGGTATAGATGGGGACGTTGCATATAGAGATAAGGGTAATACATTTACAACTCAAAACACCTTTAAAGACGACGTTTTTTTTGAAGACATTTTGATTTCTAAAAAACAAATAAACATAAATAAACCAGATACCAACTTAACATTATTTTCACTTGCGGGCTGGTCAGATGTGAACGGTGATTATTTAGAAGTGTCGACGCGGGGGAAAATAATCAAAACGTTTTTTATAGATTACGCGGGGTTCACTATGATGGTCTGGTGTTACTGTGCGGCGGGCAGACGTATAAATATTGGAATGAGGGAAATCTTAAACCGGTTAAAACGATTAACGGGAAGTCGCCAGATGCTAACGGGAACGTCGCAATAACCGTAAGCAGCTCGGGGATACAGAACGTTCAACTTGGCGCAGAGGTTGCCCACACACCGGCGGGTAATGAGGTTACGTGGGACTTTAAATGTCCGACCGGCTGTGTTCTTACTGGGATATATGTTCAGGAAACCGGCGACAGCTCAGCTGATAATATCGGCGGTGTTTATTATAAACCGATCCAAAAATACATTAATAATGTATGGACTACGATTTCCGGATGAGTTATGCAAAATTTAAAATCATTTAAGCTTGTAAAACCTAAAACGAAATTACTTAAACTTAGCGAGTCTGACGGACAAAATATTTTATATCTTCAGTCCGAAGACGGCATGGATTGGTATGAATGCCAGTCACTGTATCGCGATGACACAGTAAAAATAATGTACGACAAAGAAAACATTATTCGATCAGTTGTTGATCGCCCGGTCCCGGAGCGAGGAAATACCTATTCTGTGAGCATGTTTTTCCCGATTGATATGAGTGTTGCGGAGGTTGAGTTGAGCACCTATCCTGCTGAGCTAACTCTCGACGGATCGTGGAAATTTGTTGACGGTGATGTATATCAAGATGAGCAAATTGTAAATGAGCGTATTTACAAAGAAAACTCCAAAAAATTAATGAATTAGTCCGAGAGGCTCAGTCAGCAATTCTAAATTTACAAACAGCCATAGAGATTGATATGTCATCAGATGGTGATGAGGAAAAGCTAATAGAATGGCGACGCTACCTGTGCGAGCTGAATAAAATAACAGCCACGGATCTAAGTCAGTCCCCACTTAACACTCCTTTACGACCAGCATAAATAGGGTACCTAATGAGCACTAATTTTTTACACGGTATTCGCACACTCGAATACGACGACGGCACAAAAGAGATCAACACGGTCGATATTTCAGTTATCGGGATTGTTGGTACTGCACCGGATTCTGCCGGGGCAGCAGACGCGGAATTAATAACCGGGAGCGAGATTCTAAAAAACCGAGTTAAATTTACTGCAACAAATCAGGGTGCGCGCGGTAATTCATGGAGCGTGGAAATTATCGCGAGCGAGACAGAGGGTGGAAATTCACTGTGGCGGGATATGCCCGACGGCAGTCGGAGATTAACTATATATGTTTCTGCACCCTCTGGACTACACAGCTACACACCGGACGAAATTGTTCAGAACGTCACGATCCCAAACCCTCCCTCTGATCAGATATTTTTAACTGTCACCGCGGTGGACACAGGGTCGACCGCAGGAGCTGTGACTGCCTCACCGTTGCAATATTTAAGCGGCGGCAGTGATGAGGCATACCCAATTAATACCCCCGCACTGATTGCTGGAAGTCCAAAAAAAGCCGCTTTATTAGGTGAACGCGGCACGTTGCCGAAAGATATTGCCGATATTTTCAATCAGGACAACGCCTTGCTTGTTGTTGTGCGAGTAAAAGATGACAAAGACGCAACAAAACAACAGCAAAATATTATCGACGGTGTCAAACAACTGGAAAAATCGAAACAGTTAACAGGAGTCACGCCGCGTATTATTATTGCACCAGATTTTAGCGCGATTGATACAGTTGCTGCCCAGGTTGAGGCGACGGCAACTAAATTGCGTGGCGTGGGCTATATCGACTCACCGACAGCCGCAACGGCGGAGGATGTAGTGAGACGCCGCCAGAGCTATGGCGCTCGCGTTGAAATCCTGCGACCGCGCATTTTCACTACCAGCGATATAACCGGCGCATCGCGCGCATATTCGGCGACGGCAGCTGGGTTACGTGCGCGTATTGATAACGACGGTAAACACGGTTTCTGGTGGAGTAAATCAAATCAAAACATTTACGGCGTAACTGGCGTCGAACAGATTGATGATTTTATTATCGGCGAAACCAATTGCACGGCTAATCTGTTAAACGCCGAACAGGTCAGCACAATTATTCGTTACGACGGGTTCAGACACTGGGGTAACTATCTGTGCAGCCTGGATCCGCAGTGGTCGTTTGAATGCGTTCGTCGAACAGCTGACGTAATTGAGGATTCGATCGCCATCGCAATGATGAATGATTTCATCGACCGTCCGATCGATGTTCATCTCGGCGGGGACATCATCGAAACAATTAATGCGTATATTCGCAAACTATACGAAATGGGCGCTATTAACGGTGGTCGAGCGTGGCTTGATAGTGAGCTGAATACGAAAGAAAGTTTCGCCGCCGGGAAAATTTATATTAACGTTGAATTTGCACCCAAATCACCCGCACAAACCATCACGATTACGTACCGTATTAATAACGATTACACCGTCGATGAATTTTCTTCATTGCTGAAACAGGCCGCATAACATAGGGGTTAAATATGTCCAGAGGTAGCGTTTATCGCGCGTTTACACTGTGGGTACAGGGTGAGCGTATTTGCAATTGCACCGAATATACCCCGGTTGATATGAAATTAATTGAGGATGATTTTAAAACCGGTGCGATGGATCAGGGCATTACACTCGACGGCGGCATGGAAAAAATGGCCGCTAGTTTTAAAGTCACCGGGTCAGATACTGATGTTATGGCTTATTTTGGGATTATCCCCGGTGCAAAAACTCGTTTCGAAATTCGCGCCGCATATACTGATAACTACGGCATTAGTTTTGAACGCATTGATATATACGAAGGGTTGATTACTGCAATTACCGATGACGCGATGGGGACTGACTCAAAAGCCGCAGTCGGTAGCACTGTTAATATCGCCCCGAGTTATTATAAGCGCACTCAAAATAGTAAATTAATTTATGAATTGCATCCAGCAAAACTGAAACGCGTTATTAATGGCGTTGATGTTCTTGCGGGTGTTGCAAGTATTCTCCACGTATATTAATCAGGAAATAAAAATGGAATCATTATTAGACAGCATGACGGTAACATTATCGCGTCCGTTCGAAATTAACGGCGTAACCGTTGAAACAATCACAGTGCGCGAGCCTAAGCTCCGCGATCGCATCTTGTTTAGCAAAGATAAGGGCGATGCAGAGGAAAAAACTGCGCGTATGCTGGCACGGCTGGCTAATCTTAACATTGAGGATATTTACTCCCTTCCTTCCTGTGATTATATGAAAATGGAGGAAGCATTTAACGAACTGGTAAAGATCCCGACCGACCGGAAGCAGATATTATAATCCTGCTCCCGTATATAGCTAAAAAGCTGGCTATTCCTCCCGATACGCAACTAAATATGCCGTATCGGGTTTTTAATTTCTACGTAACAGAGCTAATGAAAAAAGATGGCTGCTACACAGGAATTTAAAACAAAAGTTGTATTTGGGGGCCGCATAGACCCCTCTTTTAAGCGCAGCGCCGACGAACTGGACGGCGCTATAAAGCAGACGGGTAACACCGTTTCAACGTTAACACGTAAACAGGAGAAATTAAAAGACCAGATCAAAAAAACCGAGCTTGCGGGCAAAAGTACTAAAAGTCTGGTTCACGAATATCAAAAAGTCGGGCGTGAAATTAATATCGTTACGAAAGATCTTGAGCAATTAAATAAACAGTTAGCAAAAAAACAGCGAATTGAAAACATTGGCAGCAAAATAAAGGGCGCTGCGAAATGGGGCGGTAGAGCTGCGCTCGGCACCGCAAAAGCCGTCGGCAGCGGCGTTAAATGGGGCGCGCTTGGCGGGATTGGGCTAATTGGTGCCGCCGGAGCTGGTGCCGCCGCAATGAATGCTGAAACCGCCGAAAAATTAGGGCTGGCCCGGTCCTACGGTGTAGGAATCGAAAAATATGCGGCGTGGGATAACGTCGGTAAAATGGCTGGCCTCAACGGTGAAAACGTTGGTGATTTATCCGAGGAATTAACAAATAAATTGGGTGAGGTCGGCAACGAAAAAAACCTTAACCCGATGCTGTTCCAGATCGGTCTTACCAAAAAAAGGATGCAGAGCTGGGATCGGGAAAAACAATTTAACGAGGTAATGAGTCGTCTTTCGAAAATGAAAGACGAAAAACAGGCCGCAAGTCTCGCCGACCAATTAATGGGCGGTGAGGCAAATAAAATAATGACGTATATGAGGATTACTGGCAAAACATGGGAGCAGACCATGGAAGACGCCAAAAAATCCAATTTATTAACGCAGGAGGGCGCGGAGGGAGCCGCCCGCGCGCATTTCTCATTAACTAATTTATGGGGTTCTATTTCCTCGGGATTTGCCGACACGCTCGGGAAAATTGGTGGGAAACTGGCCCCGACATTTGACTCGATGCGCGAGGGATTTACATCATGGTTTAAAGACAATCAAGGGACTATTGTTAATACTGTAAAAGAGTGGGTGAAACCGGAGAACATGAAAAAGCTGTGGGATGGCATAGTTAATTTCGGCGAGGGCTGCGTAAAATTCGGTAAAATAATATGGGTGGTGGTAAAAAAATTAGAGTGGTTAATTCCGGACGAAAAGACCGAAGAAGAAGAAAAAGTATATAAAGAAGAATACGCAAAAGCGTATCAAGAATTCATGGACTCGGGCGGAAAATATTCACCGAACGCTGGCCTGGCTGCTGATAATGTTGCACAAGCTAAAGCAAAAGAAGCCGTCGATAATATGCGTCATCCGGAGCGTAAAAAAATGCCGAGGCGATCATGTCGCTGGCTAATCCATTTGTTGAGGCACAAAAAGCGGCGGCGGCCCCTGATTCACTGCAAAATGCAACTATAAATATGGATGCGCTAAAACAAGCCGTGGCGCAACCAGCGCCGCAACAAAATAATAAAATTGAGGTTAATATTATGGCGGCTGGTGACCCTCAATCTATCCAGGCGGCGGCGGCGTCAGGGGTATTAGACGGAATAAGACAGGCCGCGCCATCTGGCGGTCGCGGATCAATGATGGACAGACCAGTGGCGGCGGGGTAAATAAATGAACGACGCACAGGATATAATGCTCGGCCTGGGTGATTTTATTTTTGCTATATCAACAGTCGCCTACAATAAATTACAGCGTAGTGATTCATGGCGCTGGGCTGAACAAACCAGATTCAGGAAAAATGACGCGTTGCAAATGACGGGCCGCCCGAACCCAACAATCACTATAGACGGTAAAATAAATGCCTTATTTTTAGACGGTTGCGGGATTGGGTTATTATCAGATTTGCGCGCCCTGGGTAATGAGGGCAACCCCCAGCAGCTGGTGCTGGGGACTGGTAAAGTCATGGGCTATTGGGTTATTAAAGACCTGAATGAAACGCAAAATAGTTTCTTTATGGGCGGCACCCCAAAAACGCAGGATTTTACGTTAACCCTGCAATATTATGGCGCTTCATTAGACTGAATATCTTTTGGCTTTTTATCGCCGAAAGCGGCCCATAATATTAATATAATCCACATCAGGAATATCCAGCCAAAAAGAACATTTAATATTACTACCATGGTGCAGCTTTTATGCCCTCTCATTAACGCAATGATTAGCGGAATAACATATAAAATAATGGACGCCAATGGGTTAGCCATGAGCCAGATATACAGGGCTACAATCCATGTGAAAATTTCCATACTTGGAACCTCATTATTATGACAATCACATATACGACGCGAGACGGAGATCGGCTCGATCAAATATGCCTCGCGGTTTACGGGCGAACCCGCGTTACTACAGAGACTGTTTTATATCAGGTTTCAAACTACGGCGTAACAGATATGTGCGCTGTGTTCCCTGCCGGGCAGATCATCACATTGCCGGAAATAGAGCCTGAACCGATTAAAAAAGAAACTCAATTATGGGACTGATGAATGGGTGATTACACTAACACTGGCGTTGAGGCGTGGAAGCCTAATTTTTACATAGCTGCGGATGATGTAAATATTACAGAAAAAATCAGAAAAGGGCTTATTAATATCACCCTTACCGACTACGGCGGATCGAGTAAACAAACCGACGAAATACGCGTCGCTATCGTATCAGAAACGCTGAAAATCCCCGCGCGCGGCGTAAAAATAACGCTGGGGCTGGGGTTCGGTAATCAGATTATTGATAAAGGCGTTTACGTCGTTGATGGTGCCAGCAGTGGTGGCGAACCGCGCGTTGTTGATTTCACCGCAAAAGCCGCCCCCATGAACGCTGCAAAAGGCGCGAAAACGGTACAGAGCAAAAAAACGCGGTCCTGGATTGATCAAACCGTGGGCGATATTGTCGCAAAAATTGCGAGCGACAACGGTCTGAATCCACGCGTTTCAACCCGGTTTGCAGATACAAAAATCGAGCATATCGACCAGATCGGCGAGTCTGATATGCATTTTATGTCACGCCTGGCAACCCGGTTTGATGCGGTCAGTAAGCCCGCTGGCGGATACTGGATATTTTTACCGCGCGGTAAAGGTGAATCAGTCAGCGGCGCACCGCTGCAACACTATACGTTAAAACGCGCTGGTAACTCGAGCTGGGGTTACTCAAGAAACGGGCAGAGCGGTGACAGCGGCGGCGGCGGTGAAAACCCCGAACCCACATATCTGATTAAATATCACGACACGGCGACCGGGCAGATCAAAGAACTGCGGACCGGCAGCGGCGGCGATCCGGTTATCGAGTGGCCCGCGGTCGAGCCGTCGCTCGACGCAGCAAAAGAAGCGGCACCAGGGCTGAAAGGCGGTGCCGCTAAAAAAGAATTTTCAATGACATACTCATGCCCGGCAACGCTGGATTTAATCGCGCTGACGGCGGAATGCAAGGTAACGACAGAGGGTTTTGGCAGCGAGGAAGATCGGGAGTGGACGATTAACACGCTATCCCTGACGCTGGCTGAGAACGGTTTTTCTGTTCGTATATCTATGGAGTGATCGCAGTGGCAAAAATATCAGGGGTGTACGCAAACGGACTCGGCGAGCCGGTGCCGGGTATCAATTTAGTGTTAACGGCTCGCGCAACCAGTTCCGGCGTGATAATGACAACGACGGCAGCGCAGCAAACTGGCGCGGGCGGTGAGTACTGTTTTGAACTCCAGCCGGGTGTTTACGTAGTCACCGCCAGTGGTGCGTATCTCGGCGTGATTACCGTTAACCCGGATAGCGTCGACGGCACGTTAAACGCGTATTTGACAAATTTCAGCGCGGACGAAATGACGCCAGCGGCGCTGGCGGAGGTTCAGGAGCTCGTTGCCACAGCACAAGCCGCCGCCAGTGTTGCCAGCGGTGCCGCAACGGAAGCCAGGCAGAATGCCGCCGCCGCTGCTGCTGCTGCGCAGATTTCGACGGCAGCGGCAGGTAGCGCCCGATTTGAGAATTTTGACGAAATTATAAATATTAATACAACAGCAATGCTGGAGCTGGAAAAGCCGGAGGTGTTAGATCCGGATATTACTATAACTATCACAGAGACGATTAATTATGACTACGTTGGTCCGGTAAACGGATTTTGCGACGTTGCCAGCCCGCTTGAATATAAAATTCAAATGTACGCCTACACAACAGGCGAATATTTTAACGGCGAAACAAATTTAACGGCAGACGGTAAGTTTTATTTTAAGCGATCATGGGCCGGTGCAAAACAATTCAGGTTGGTGCGCATAGCAGATAGTAAATGGATCACTACGCTGGAATATCCATTGTGTATTAGAAGCTACTGGATGCCCGATGATGCCGATCCTGCGGTCGTCAAAACAATGAAAGATCGTTGCTATACATATGATCAAGCGGTCGCCGCCATGGCATTAATGGTCCAGCAGCATGACGCGGTGGAACGCTACGTCGCCGGGTTATGCGCGCTGGTAGAAGACGCTGGCGGGGTTAAATTTTACGTTAACAGGCTATCAGCTCAATCGCACCGAGCTTATTACAGGATGGGTAACGTGGCCTGGGTTTTATATGCTCTCGCATTCTATCTGCATAAATTCCCCACTGGTGACCAGGTTGCTACTGTTCGTGAGAAAATAGCGGCTGGATGCACTTGGGTTGATACGTTCAGAGTTATCACCCCCGGAGATCCGCGCGAGGGGCTATATATGGGGGGGAGTGGTAAATTTTACGACGGCGGCACCGTTTTTGATCCGGACTATATAGCAACGTGGTGCGCACTTGAGCATAACGTTGATATTTATTTTCTGTTCGAACTACTGGGCAGAATATCGGGATTCGAGAGTTACAAAAGCAAGGCGGCAGATCTGGCCGCCGATATTATTGAAAAATTCTGGATTGAGAGCGAAGGGCGTTTTCGCCAAGGGGTGCACGAAGACGCCCCGGACAACGTTGCTGCGTTAGATCAATCGAGTTGGGGCGGGATTTTTGCTGCACACGTTGATCCTGACAAGGCCGTGAGGTGCAGGAAATACATGGAAAGATTTAGATACGGCACACAGGAATGCGCTGGATATACGCCATATGATCTTGACCAGGGGTATTCCACACAAAAACGCGGCGTGTGGTGCGAGGGGGTGGGTGGTGTCGCGCTATTTGAGCGCCTGCTCGGTAATGAGGAACGCGCAATTGAATTGATAGCAGGAATGACCCCACTCAGAAACAAATACGGGTATCGCGATTCATGCATGGATCCAACATACGACACGCTGCCAAATTGGCCCTCAACGACAAACACCGGCTGGATGATTTTATGTTGTCAGCCCAGTGGTTTTTGGAACGTAAACGCCCCAAAACTAAGCATTGGGATCGTGAGATATTGAGGCAAATTGTCGGGAGTTTTTCCCCATTTATTCCCCAATAATTCCCCGTACAAAAACAGGCATAAAAAAACCAGCCGTAACAGGCTGGTTCTTAAGGTGTTTTTGGTCGGCACGAGAGGATTTGAACCTCCGACCCCCGACACCCCATGACGGTGCGGGGCGTTCGGTGTTTGCATTTTGCAATTTTGCGAAAATGTAAATTAATTGTATTAATGCGTCATTATCTGCAGATTTATAAGCCTGCCCCGATGAAAAAGCGGTTATCAAAACTCAAAAAGAGTTATCGCAAAACAAGCACTTGCAAACCATCTCAAATGATGTGATTTATTAAAATATTTCCTGATATTTTAATAAATATCAGTTAGTTGAAATTAAACCATCAAACTACTGTTACGCCATATGGGCTGGACTGAAGCCGCAGACCTGATTGTTAAAGGTATGGAAGGCGCAATCAATGCGAAGACCGTAACCTATGACTTCGAGCGTCTGATGGAAGGCGCTAAACTGCTGAAATGTTCAGAATTTGGTGATGCGATCATCAAGAACATGTAATCACTACATGTGTTTAATATTGCAACGGGCGTATAACACGCCCGTTGTTTTATTTATGTAGGTATTATTAATAGCATATCGAGCATATTTATATAAAACCCTTTACTTGAGCCCATATGGGCATATTTTTATAATGCAACTATTATGCAAACATTTATTTGTTATTTTTCTTTCTCCTGGAGGACACTCTTGACTGCTTTTGAGTAGACTCCATAAATCCTTGTTGAATGGTGCGATGTTATAAATAGTAATAGGATATTCTTTATCTTTAAGGATAATTCCAGATTTAACCGGTGTAAATATACTGCCAGGAGGGAGAAATATAGTAGATTGATACCAGATGATCATTTTCATATTACCCCATATGGCTGAAAAAGATATGCCGCATGAAGGTTGAATTATCGTGTCAATTACTATCCACTTCATTTGTTATGTCTTATCCCACGGTATTTAATATAGTTCATTTGGATGTTCATTTCTTTATTTTGCATATGAGTATATTACCCCTTCAAAAAATAAATTAATTAAAACGATTGCTTATATAAAACAAAATTTAAAGCAAGGAATCTCAATGGATGTTAAACAAAATGAGATTTAGTGAAAACAATAAATTATTCACTTCGTTTTAGATTTGTTTAGCTATAATGTTATACATTCAAATGACTGAACATCCTGTAATTAAAACATAGCCTTTATGCTACTTTGTGCCAATTTGCTAAACATTATGGTTGCCTTTTTATATAACGATAATAATGAATATAAGCATGACATGAGAATAAGGTTTCAATTTTTGAGTTATATAGGAAAGGTTTAACCTGTTCCTGGCTAAAATACATATAACTGGATGATGACTAAACCAAAACACATGTGCGTTAAGTATTGAAACGGGCGTATGGCACACCCGTTGTTTTTATAAATATATTAACCGTTATAAAATAACGTATAGAAAGTCAAGTGATCACATTTCAAATATCAATTTGATAGTATTGGCATGGTGATTATTTATGGGTAGCAATAAAAGGACAGTATTTATCATCCATAGGGATAGTCTCTGTACTTTTATTCCCATTATGCTAATGCCTTACTGAATTATGAAGCATTTCTTAAGCATCCAACTTTAGCTAGATTAATGGTTTATTATTTTCTACATCTTCAATATATAAAAGCGTATTATCAATGGCGTAGTAACTGCGTTTGTTATGATTAACATCAGTAACCCACCGGAAAACGCCCGCGCCTGCTAGTGTTGAACAGTATTCCCGAAATGTAGATTTTCCGCAAATATGAAGCAATGCGGCCTCTTTTATTTTAGCAGGGTTCTTGGTCGTACTAACTTTTAACAGGTTCCTGGTTCCTCTTAATAACAAAACCGTGTCATCGTGAGTAATAATTCTGATGTTATCCGTAGCCAGATAATAAATGTAATGTGCAATACGGTGATGTTTTAATTCTGAATAAAACCAGGAGAAGTTTTGCTCTTTTCTCACTTGCTCAAACATCTTTTGAAAAACAACGACCTGATCCAT